TTTCCCTGCGCCACCTGCAGCCCCAGCCACAGCATCAGCCAGCTTTTGCCGATCTTGCTGGCATCGCTGATGACATTGACGCCCTGCGAAATGAGTCCGTCCACGATGAACATCGTTTTGCTCATCGGCGTGGACAGCAGGGTCTCTGCGTCCACAGTTTTCAGTTTGTTGTCCATAGAATTCTCCTTTGTAGAATGTTAAAAGTAGATTTTGGCGGGGGCGAATGGAAACGGCCACCCACCCCCGCTCTGCTGTCCCAAAAGCCTTGGAATTCAAGGCCTTCTCGGCGCTTAATGTTCGACGCTGCGCCGCCGCCTGGCAGAGTCCGCCTTCTGATTGCGTCGGATGGAGTAG